TGCCCTACAAGAAATCGCAGAAATCGAGGTCAAAGTCTCTGAGCCTATCCGCGCATCCGACAGCGATACGCCTAGCCAGTCAAATGCTGGCGGCTCTGAAGCCCCCGCCCGACCTAAAAATTGACGAATGGGCCGATGCTCACCGCCGCTTAAGCCCGGAAGCATCAGCGGAGCCGGGCTTGTGGAACACTGACCGGGCGGCTTATCAGCGCGGTATGATGCAAGCTATCTCTGATCCGACTGTTGAAAATATTGTTTTCATGACAGGCGCACAGGTGGGCAAGACTGAGATCATCAATAATTCTGTCGGCTATTTCATTCATCAAGACCCCAGCCCGATGCTGGTTGTCCAGCCCACTCTTGAGCTTGCAAAGATGTGGTCATCTGACCGATTGGCCCCGATGCTACGCGACACTCCGGTTCTGAAAGATAAGGTCAAGGATGCCCGGACGCGGGACAGCGGCAATACGCTTTATCAGAAATCTTTTCCCGGCGGCTATATTGCGATTGTCGGCGCGAACTCTGCTGCTGGTCTTGCCAGCCGACCCATCCGCTGCGTGTTTCTCGATGAGGTTGACCGCTACCCGGCATCTGCCGGATCAGAGGGCGACCCGATTGATTTGGCCCGCGCCAGAACAAAAACATTCACATATAACCGCAAGATTGTGATGGTTTCGACCCCGACCAATAAAGGCGCATCGCGCATTGAGACCGCTTATGAGCAATCGGATCAGCGCAAGTATTTTGTCGCCTGTCCTGATTGCGGGCATCATCAGGTGCTAGTCTGGTCACAGGTTCAGTGGGACAAAGATGCGCCGGAGACCGCGCAGTATATTTGCGAAGATTGCGGGTCTTGCTGGGACGATGCGAAGCGTTACCGGGCGGTAAGCCGGGGGGAATGGCGGGCCACTGCTGAGTTTAATGGAACTGCGGGCTTTCATCTATCGGGCCTTTACAGCCCGTGGACACCACTGGGTGATATCGCTCGCGAGTTCCTAAAAGCAAAAAAGCTGCCTGACACTCTGCGCGTGTTTTTGAATACCACCCTAGCAGAAAGCTGGGAAGATGCAGGGGAGAGGGTGGACGACTTTGCGGTTGCGGAGAGGGCTGAAGAATACGGCCCGAAGCTGGATCGCAATATTTTGGTTCTAAGCTGCGGGGTGGATGTTCAGGACGACCGGCTAGAGCTTGAGGTTGTTGGCTGGGGCAAAGAAGAAGAAAGCTGGTCTGTAGATTATCGCACCCTTTACGGCGATCCTAGCACCCCGCAACTGTGGCAGGATTTAGATAACATTCTATCGGGCAAGTATGAGACCGAAGATGGCCGGGAACTGCAAATCAGATCGACTTGTATCGACAGCGGCGGTCACTACACACAAGCGGTCTATAATTATGTCAGACCCCGCGAAGGGAAGCGCATTTTTGCGATAAAGGGTGCAGCTGGCGAGAGCCGACCGATTGTCAGCCGCCCCACCAGAAACAACATCGGCAAGATACGCCTGTTCACTCTAGGGGTTGACAATATCAAGGAATTGATTTTTTCCCGCTTAAAGATTACAATCGAGGGGCCGGGTTATTGTCACTTTCCAAATGACCGCCCGGACGAGTATTTCAAGCAGCTGGCGGCCAGTGAAAAAATTGTCACAAAGTTCCACAAGGGATTTCCGCGCCGCGAGTTTGTAAAAACGAGACCCCGCAATGAAGCTCTTGATTGCAGGGTTTATGCGATTGGGGCTTTGGCGATCTTGAATTTGAACCTGAATGCAATCGCAGAAAAGAGAGACCGGGCCGCGCCAGTCAGCAATGACCAGCCAAAAAAGCGGCCTATGAACACGCGCCGGTCATCTGGCGGTTTTGTGAACAGCTGGAGATAGGCCGATGACAAATGCGTTCAGCACAAGTGAAGCCTCTTACACTGAGCCGGATTTAATAGTGAAGGGCGATTTTGTCCAGTGGAAGCGGCAAAATCTGGCGGTCGATTATCCTTCATCAGCATATTCGGCGGCTTATGTTGCCCGCGATGCAGCTGGCGGCTCACATGAATTTACAGTAAATGGGACAGTGGACGATAATGATTGGTATTTTGCAATCCCTTCTGCGACAAGTGCCGGATTTGATGCGGGGCATCATCACTGGCAGCTTGAGATTACTCGAACCGCTGACAGCGAGCGTCTCACTTTACGGCGCGGCAGCTTTGAGGTGGTTGAGGACTATGACAACAATGTTGACCCTCGCAGTCACGCAGAAAAGATGGTCGATAAAATCGAGAGCATTCTTCTGGGCCGCGCTGATGCTGATGTTGCTTCTTATTCTATCAATGGCCGGTCGCTGACAAAAATCGCACCTAATGAACTGCGCGAGTGGCGGGATTATTACCGCGCAGAGGTGGCGCAGGATAAGCGGCGAGAGCGTGTCGTCAATGGCAAGCAAACCGCAGCCACTATCAAGGTGAGGTTCTAAAAATGGGCATTTTAGATATTTTCAAGCGGGATTATCAAGCAGAACAAAAACCGCAGCGGCGCAGCAAACGCTCTTACAAAGCAGCATCGTCTGGCCGCCTTTTTGCAGATTTTACATCCAGCAGCAACAGCGCAGACAGTGAACTGCGCTATTCTCTTGAGCTTATGCGTAACCGCAGCCGGGAACTGGTGCGCGATAATGAGTTCGCCCGGCGATATATTAACCTATTGAAAACAAACATTGTCGGCGAGACCGGCTTTCATCTTCAGGTTAAGGCCCGGAATGATGACGGGTCTTTGGATGCTGCTGGCAATACTATCATCGAAAATGCCTTCAAAAGCTGGGGGAGAATGGGCAATCCGACAGTGGATGGTCGTCTAAGCTGGCTGGATTGCCAGCGTTATGCGATTGAAGCACTGGCCCGCGATGGTGAGGTATTTATCAAAAAGATGTCAGGTCGCAATTTCCGCGATAATTTTGCTTTGCAGTTTATCGAGGCCGATCTGGTTGACCACAAGAAAAATGAAACTCTGCCGAATGGCAATCAAATCAGGATGGGCGTAGAGCTTGACCGCTATCATCGCCCGGTTGCTTATTGGATACTGCAATCGCACCCCGGCGACCGCTTCCAGTATTCTGCTGGCAGTCAAAAGCACATCCGGGTTCCTGCCGATGATATTATTCATGTTTATATGCCGACCCGCACACATCAGACGCGGGGTGAGCCGTTCATGTCCTCTGTCATCACCAGCCTGAAGATGATGGCTGGATATCGGGATTCTGAGATTACTGCGGCCCGGATTGGCGCGTCAAAGATGGGCATTCTGACCACTCCGACCGGGGATGACTTTGTGGGCAATGACCTAGAGGATGATATTGTCCCGGTCATTGATGTGGAGCCGGGGACATTCCACCAGCTTCCAGCTGGCTACAATCTGGATATGTTTGACCCGAACCATCCGAATACCGGCTTTGCTGAGTTCGAGAGTGCGCTGCTGCGGGGCATAGCATCTGGCCTGAATGTGTCCTATGCCAGCCTGTCAAACGACCTGTCATCTGTGAATTACAGCAGCATCCGGCAGGGTGCGCTAGATGAGCGTGATGGCTATCGTATGCTGCACCAGTTCATGATCCAGCATTTTATTGACCCTGTTTTCCGCGACTGGCTCATGTCAGCGATGGATTTCGGCGGTATTCCAATCCCCAGCAGCAAGTTTGACAAGTTCGCTGACAATGCCTCATTCCGGGGCCGGGGCTGGCAGTGGGTTGATCCTGTTAAGGAAATCAATGCGGCTGTGGTCGGCCTGAATAACGGCATCATGTCAATGCAGGATGTCGCTGGTCATTACGGGCGGGATGTCGAGGAAACCTTCAATCAGATTGCTCGCGACAAAGAGATTGCGGATCAATTTGGCATCAAGACTGCATTTGAGCCTTTTGGCAATAAGTTCCCGACCGATGCGATTGTTGAGGGGGGCGATGATGGCGACCTATAAGGGCGAAGAAATAGACCTGAAGCCGACCGCAACAATGGCAGAAGAAGCCCAGCGCGGGCTTGATTGGCGCAAAGAACACGGACGCGGTGGCACTGAGGTCGGTGTGGCTAGGGCTAGGCAGCTGGTCAACCGGCAGGAATTATCGCCGGAAACAGTGCGCCGGATGGTCAGCTATTTTGCCCGGCATGAGGTGGACAAAGAAGCTGAAGGATTTAGTCAGGGAGAGGAAGGTTTCCCGTCTGCGGGCCGCATCGCGTGGCAGCTTTGGGGCAGTGATGCTGGTAAGGCGTGGGCCGAAGAAAAGGACAGGGTGATGGATCGCATCGATGAGGAAGCGACCCGCGCACTGGCTGATGAGTTCCCAGAGGCCACCTTGACCGGCTTGCAGAACAAGGTTGATGAGCATAATGAGGAACACGGCGACACGCAGTCAAAGCGCGTCACTTTATCAATGCTGGCCGCTGTTTATAAGCGCGGGGTCGGGGCATATAATACCAATCCTGAAAGCGTCCGGCCTAATGTGCAGTCTGAAGAACAGTGGGCGATGGCCCGCGTGAACAGCTTTCTATACGCTGTGAGGAATGGCCGCTTTCGCTCTGGCAAGCATGACACTGACCTTTTGCCAGAAGGCCACCCGATGAAAACAGAGGCAGAGCGTGAATGGCATGAGGCCCGGCCCTATCCGAATGAACACGCTGCCCGGATCAATGAGCCGGACAAGTATGATGAGTTTCGCCGCGAGGCTGATGCTGGTGGGGCGGGAATTGATTTTATTTATGGTTTGGGTGATAATGGGTCGGAGATACAATCTATCCGATTTGATGCTGACCGCTGGTCGGTGAGTGAGGCGCAGGATTGGCTGCGCGAAAATGATTTTGAGCCTATCAAGTTTGAACCGGCTGCAAGGGGTGATGAAATGGACGAACAGAGACATATTGTTGATGTGACTGAAGATGATGAGAATGTGACGATCGTTTTCTCAAAGCATCATGAAGAAGAAGCCCCGGCAGAAGAAGCGGCTGAAGAAATGGCCACAGAAGAAGCCCGCCCTTATCATGATGATGATGAAGAGCGTTTTGACCGCAGCGAGATGGTGCAGCGGGCAATTCACCTTGATGGCAAGGCTATTGATGAAGAAAAGCGGGTCGTCCGGGTGGGGGTTTCATCTGAGGAGCCGGTGAAACGCGAGTTCGGGATGGAAGTTATCGATCATAGCGCAGATAATATGAGGCTGGATTTTCTTAATTCTGGCCGCGCACCCCTGCTGCTGGATCACGATATGGAACGCCAGATTGGTGTAGTGGAATCTGTCGAATTGGATGAGGATGCGCGTAGGTTGCGGGCATCTGTGCGTTTTGGAAGAAGCGCACTGGCCTCTGAAGTGTTCGGCGATGTGACGGATGGTATCCGTCAAAACATCTCTGTCGGCTATCGCATTGATGGTCGGATAGAGCGTGAAGGCGACCCGGAAGATTACTATCGGGTTGCGACAACTCCAATGGAAATTTCTATCGTTTCAATCCCTGCGGATCAGTCAAATCTTGTGGGCGTTGGTCGGTCGAGTTCCGAACCATTAAACGCAACTGTCAAGGCAGAAGGAGATAATACTATGTCTGACATCGATCTTGATGCGGTTCGGCAGGAAGCTGCCAAAGCCGCAACGAAAAACGCATCAGAGATTATGTCTCTGGCGCGGAAGCACAACAAGGCTGATCTGGGCGATCAAGCTCTGAAAAATGGCCTGTCTCTGGACGAGTTCCGGGGGACTTTGCTGGACGCTATCGGGGATGCCCCGATTGACACCCCGGCTCATGTTGTGGACGCACCCGTGAAAGAGCAGCGTCAATATTCACTGGGCCGTATGGTTCAGGCGCAGCTGGATCACGATTGGTCAAAGGCTGGTTTCGAGCGTGAAATTCACGAGGAAATCACCCGCCGCACTGGTAAGCATTCTGACGGCATCTATGTGCCTGATTTCGCTTTCCGGGCTGGCCCGCTGTCAACTGGCGCAACTGGCGCGGTTGGCACTGAGAATGTCACTGACAACTTTGTTCCGACTGTTCATCGTGGTGATATGTTCATCGAGGCACTGCGGGCAAAGCAAGTAATGGCCAATCTGGGCGTGACCTTTATGGGTGGCTTGACCAATCGGATCAAGATGCCGAAGTTCTCTGCTGGCGCAAATGCGGGCTTTGTGGAAGAACTGGGCGATGTGTCCGATCAGTCACAGACTGATGCCGCAGTGACCCTGACCCCTAAGACGATGGGTGCGTATGTTGATATGTCCCGGCTGCTCATCAAAGAGAGCATCCCGGCAATCGACCAAATTGTGCAGGACGATCTGCTGCGTTCAATCGCTGACCGCATCGAATATTATGCGATCAATGGTTCCGGCGCATCTGGTCAGCCGCAAGGTCTGGTGAGCAACAGCAGCATCGGTAATGTGGACATCTCCGCAGATACCTCTGTTGCTGCTCTGACTTGGGCCGACATTGTGGCTCTGGTTAAGACTGTTGAGAACGCAAACGGCGTAGTCAATGGTCAAACACTGGGTTGGCTGTCCAGCCCGGCTGTTAAGGCGCAGCTGGCAAGCATCGAGCGTGTGTCTGGCACAGACAGCGTGTTCCTGATGAACGATCCTTGGGACAACCTGTATGGTTACAAGGCTGAGTTCACCAGCAATGTTCTGTCCACCTATGATCCGGGCGATGCTGGCAATGACGCATCTGCACTGATTTTCGGTGACTTCTCACAGCTGATTGTTGGCCTGTTCGGTGCGCCTTCAATTCTGGTTGATGAGACCACTGGCGGTCTGGCTGGCACTGTCCGCCTGATCGTGCATCAGGATTTGGACATCGCTGTTCGCAACGATGCCTCTTTCGCTAAGACCGATGAGGTCTCAGTGGCGTAACTGATTGGCGGGGGCGGCTGAGGTCGCCCCTGCTTCCACCTTTTGAGGGCATGACATGAAAATCAAGATTTTGAAAAAATGCTTTGTCGATGGCAATAATGCTTTTGCCGGTGATGAGATTGAGGTCAATGACCGCATCGCAGACAAGCTGATTAAGCGCGGTTATGCTGAAAAGGCGAAGGCCGCAAAGAAGAAAAAAGGATTTAACCTGTCAAATCGCAAGGTTGATGAGACAGAGATTGAGGTTCCAGAGGCTGAGTAATGGCTGTTGAAAGCGCAGACGACCGGGCCGTATTTGTGGCCATTGATGATTTCGGCTCTGCCGCAACTTACACGCCTACCGGCGGAGTGGCATCGACTGTCAATGGCATTTTTGACAATGACTTTATCGAGGTTGATGCTGGTGGCGGGGTCGGGGTTGCATTGCAGCAGCCCCGGTTTCATTGCCGGACTGCCGATGTTTCCACCGCCGCAGAGGGCGATGCGATTGTGATCGGCGGGGTGAGCTATACAATTCGGATCGTTCAGGATGATGGGACGGGGATGACTATGCTGGTGTTGGAACTTGACTGATGGCTCATGTTCGCAAGCAAATTAGGGATGCGATTGTGACCGCAGTCACCGGGCTGGCCACCACCGGCTCAAATGTTTTCCGCAGCCGGGTATATCCGCTGGAAGGTGGCAAGCTGCCCGGTCTTTGTGTATATACACGCAGCGAGGCTGTGGAGTTTGACACACTGACCATCAGCCGGTCTGTCATGCGGCGGCTGGATGTAATGGTTGAGGCGTATGTGAAATCGGTTATCAATTATGATAACACGCTGGACACAATCGCTGTTGAGGTTGAGGAAGCTCTGGCTTCCGATGTGACGCTGGGAGGCTTGTCAAAGGATTTGCAAGTCACCGCGTTTGAGGCTGATTTCGCTGGTGATGGTGAGCAAACTGTCGCTGTGGGTCGCTTCACTGTCGAAGTGGTTTATAGAACCGCAGAAAATGATGTCGAAACTGCCGCTTAGGAGATTTTAAGATGGCTACACACACCGGGTCCGAAGGGACTGTAAAAACTGGGACGGTCGGCAGTGATGATGCGATTGCCGAAATCCGCACTTTCTCAATCGAGGCCACCGCTGATACGATTGAGACCTCAACAATGGGCGATACTGATCGCACCTATTCCACCGGCCTTAAAAGTTTTTCCGGCTCTGTTGACTGTTTCTGGGATGAAACAGACACCAGCGGGCAGGGGGCGTTCACTGTCGGGTCAGAGGTCACTGTGACTTTCTATCCGGAAGGCGCGACAACGGGTGATACCTATTACTCCGGCAGCGCGATCATTACTGGCCGGACTGTCAACTCATCTTTTGATGGGATGGTCGAGGCCAGCTTTAGCTTGCAGGGGACTGGTGCGCTGACCACTGGCACTGCTGCCTAATGAGCATAGCTGCACAAATCGCTGAGAAGCGTGACGAGAAGCGGCGCGTCATTAGCATCCCGGAATGGGGTGACGATGATGCGCCGATGCAGCTTTATTGTGGGCAGATGACCTGTGGCGATATCAACAAGCTGCAACGAAAGCACAAGAATTTTCTGGCCAACCAGACGATTGATGCGATGGTTGATCTGATAATCCTGAAGGCTGAGACAAAAGACGGGGAAAAGGCTTTCACCCTTGAGGACAAACCGATCCTGATGCGAGAGCCTTTGAACACTATTAGCATCCTAGCGTCGCAAATGTTCGGCGATGCAGAGAGCATTGAGGAACATGAAAAAAACTAAAGAGCGATCCGTTTCGGCTCAATGTTTTGGCCTTAGCGGATCGGCTTCACAAGACACAGGCGGAGATAGAGGATTTATCTCTGTCTGAAATGAATGAATGGCTCGCGTATTTTAAGGTAGTAGAAGATGGCAGATCAAAATCTTAATATCCGCATTGCAGCCATTGACAGAACTCAGCGGGCTTTTGCATCGATCAAGAAGGGTCTGGGCAGTGTGACCCGCGCACTGTTCAGCTTCCGCACCGCTATTCTGGGTGCGGTTGGGGTCGGCGGTCTGGGACTGCTGGTAAAGTCTAGCCTTGATGGCATCGACAAGATTTCAAAGCTATCCCGCACTCTGGGCATCAGCGTTCAAGATTTGCGAAAATTAGAGCTTGCGGCAGACTTGTCTGGCATCCAGCTGGACACGCTGGCGCGAGGTGTCCGAACTCTCAACAAGGGGATGGTGGACTTTGTTCAGGAAGGCACTGGCGAGGCAAAGGACGCTTTTGAGCGTCTAGGCGTGAGTGCTGATGATTTGCGCGGGGTGATGGGAGACCAGTTCAAGGTTCTGGAGCTTGTGGCTGATAGGCTGCAAACTGTTGAGAACAGCGCACTGCGGTCATCTATCGCACAAGAACTCTTTGGGGGCCGGGCATCCGAACTGCTGCTGGTTCTTGAAGAAGGGGCAGAAGGGCTGGCAAAGATTGCTCAAGAGGCGCAGGACTTTGGTCTGGTTCTGTCTACTGCCACCGCCCGGAATGTTGAAGAAGCAAATGACGCTTTCACCCGGCTGGGTTCTTTGTTCAAAGGTCTGCGCGATACGCTGGTTGGCGCACTGGCCCCCGCTTTTCAATTCATTGCTGACACAATCAGGAAAAAAGTTCTGGTCGCAATTCAAGAAGCGGGCGGTGTTGAAAAATTCGGCAAATCTCTGGCTATCAGCATCATAACTATTTTTCAAAAAGCGTTTCAGGCGATTGTTAATTTTTCAAACTCTGTCGGTCGGCAATTCAATAGGCTGCTTGATTTTGTCAGAGAGGTTGCTGACGCAATAAACATTGATCTTGATCCGGCCCTGAAAAAGCTAGAGTTTGTCCCATTCAAGAATTTGACCACTATTTTCGATGACCTTATAAAAAGCGTAGAAGGCACAACAAACAGCGTTATGAAAATGGGGGTTGCCGGGAATGAATCGGGCGAAGATGTCGATGAGGCTATGAAAAAAGTCTTGATGACAATGGAAGATGTCAGATTTCGCGGCATAACTTCACTTGAAGATGCGCTTGTCGGTCTAGCCACCCGGACGACCACTGTGACAGATGCTTTCAGGTCGATGGCGCGATCAATCATAGCTGATTTGGCGCGGATAGCTATTCAGCAACAAATCACTGGCCCGCTGGCGCAGCTGATGGGTTTCACAGTTCCCAATCTTCCCGGCAAGGCAACCGGCAAGGCTATCGGCGGGCCTGTCCAGCGCGGTCAGCCCTATTTGGTTGGCGAGAGGGGGCCGGAGATGTTTGTCCCGTCACGCAGTGGGTCTATAATACCTAATGGCGACATCGCTGGCGGCGGGGTGGTGGTCAATCAGAGCATCAATATCTCGACCGGCGTATCTGCCACAGTTCGGTCTGAAATTGCCTCATTGTTGCCACAAATTGCAGAGGCCAGCAAAGCGGCTGTTCTGGATGCCCGCCGCCGGGGTGGTTCATTCTCAGCGGCATTTTCATGAGGTTAAAAAATGGCTATTTCCTATCCTCTAGCACTGCCGACAGCCACCGGGATCGCAAATGTGAACTTGCGGGCTTCAAACGCGGTCGCAATCTCTGAAAGCCCCTTCACTTTTAAGCAGCAAGTCATCGCGCACACCGGGCAGCGGTGGGAAGCGGATATCACCCTGCCGCCAATGAAGCGGGCGAATGCAGAGGTCTGGCTGTCTTTTCTGCTGTCTTTGAACGGGGCAAAGGGGACTTTCCTGCTGGGCGATCCTAATGCGGCCACCCCGCAGGGCAGCGCATCCAGCACACCCGGCACACCTGTGGTCAATGGTGCGGGGCAGACCGGGGACAGTTTGGCGATTGACGGACTGCCGACTAGTGCCACTGGCTATCTGAAGGCGGGCGATTATATCCAGCTGGGCGGCGGTTCCAGCGCGACCTTGCATAAGGTTCTGGCTGATGTGGACACAAACGGAAGCGGTCAGGCAACTCTTGACCTGTGGCCCTATATTCGCTCTGCGCCGGATGATAATGCGACTGTGGTGGTGAGCAGCGCAAAGGGTGTTTTCCGGCTTCTGTCAAATGCCTCTGATTGGAACATAAACAGCGCATCTTTTTACGGCATCAGCTTTAGCGCAGTGGAGGCGGTAACATGAGCCGGTCACTCACAGATGGCATCCTGAGTGTTTTGTCAGCCGCAGAAATCCAGCCGTTTTTTGCGGTTGAACTTTTTTTTGATACTACCACCCTGCGGATGTGGACAGGGCTGGGCGATTTGGTCATCGAGGGGACAGTCTATACCGGCACTGGCCAGCTTTTGCAGCTTTCAGAAATATCTGAAACCGCAGAGATAGCCGCAACAGGCGCGAACCTGACCCTATCCGGCATCCCTAGCGAACTGCTGTCTCTGGCCCTGTCGGAGCCGTATCAGGGGCGACTGTGCAAGATTTACTTTGGGGCGATTGATGCGAACCGGGTTTATCTGACTGATGAGGATGGCAACTATATTCTGGCCGAGGATACCAGCCGTATAGATATCAGCACTGGCGACCCGGATGGGATTGTCGAGGTGTTCAGCGGTTATATGGATCAAATGAACATTGACGAAGGCCCGGAGACATCCACCATTGCGATGTCGGTTGAAAGCAAGCTGATTGATTTAGAGCGTTCCCGCATCCGGCGTTATACAGACCAGAGCCAGAAGGCCCGCTATCCGAATGACCGGGGCTTTGAGTTCGTTGAGGATTTGCAGGATAAGCAGTTTAACTGGGGCCGGGGATGATGCTGCAAAACTGGGAACTGCGGCTGGCGCAATATTTTGACGACATCAGGCATGAACCTTTTGAGTGGGGTCTGCATGATTGCCTGAAATTTGCCGATGGTGCTATCGAGGCGCAGACCGGGGAACTTATTTTTACCGACTGGTATGGTCGATATAAGACGGAGTGGGGCTGTCTGCTCAATTATCGGCGGCAATTACGCAGGACGGGTTTTTGTGATATTATAGAGGCTATAGATAGCCGTTTAAGCCGTTTTTCTGGCAAGTTACCGCCCAGAGGCAGCATCATAGGCCGGAAGGCCGAACCGATGGTAACTGGCCTAATTTTGGGGGTGGTAATCAGCGACAAAGCGGTTTTTTTGAGCGAGGATGGCTTGCAGTTTGTGAGCATAGTGCCGGGTGATATTTTCTGGAGCGTCAAATGAGCAAGCGTTTTCTTTTGCAAGCTGGCACTTTCCTGTCATCCACCCTGCTCATCACCCTTGCCCCACAAGCAGCAGAGGCCGGGCCTATCGTTTTGTCGGCAGCAGTCAGCGCAGCTGCATCGACCGCTTTGGCCTATGCTACCAGCGCAATCACCGGCAGTGTTCTTGCCTATGCCGCAAATTCATTCTTTTTGTCAGCGGCAGCTGGCTATGCCCTAAACGCCCTAAGCCCGAAACCGAAGGGGCCGACACAGCCCGCACAAAGCGCGATACTGGTCAGCGGCGTGTCCCCGGCATCCGATCACGCTATAATTTACGGAAAAACGCGGGTCGGCGGGGTGATTGTTTATAAAGAGGCGACCGACAATAATAAGTTCCTGCATATTGTGATCGCTCTGGCTGGTCATGAGATTGAGGAAATTGAAACTGTCTATCTGAATGATGAGGCATTGACGCTGGATGGTGACGGATTTGCGACCGCCCCGTCAAAATATAACGGGCTTGTGCGGATCAACAAGCACAACGGAAGCCCCACTCAGGCGGCAGACGCAGACCTGATTACCGAAAGCGCGGGCTTGTGGACTGCGGATCACCGCTTGCAGGGTGTGGCATATCTCTATGCCCGGCTTGAGTTCAATGCGGATGCCTTCCCGAATGGTGAGCCGAACATTACGGCGGTCGTAAAGGGCAAGAAGGTTTATAATCCAAACACTGAAACAACCAGCTGGACGGACAACGCGGCTCTGTGCTTGCGCGATTATCTGGTGAGCGATTACGGGCTGAATGCAGAGGTTTCAGAGATTGATGAAACGCTGTTCATTGCGGCGGCTAATGTGTGCGATGAGAGCGTGACGCTGGCTGCCGGGGGGACAGAAAGCCGATACACCACAAACGGCTCTTTCAGCACATCCTCAAAGCCGAAGGACGCTATTGACGCACTGCTGCGGTCAATGGGCGGGATGATTTGGTATGCACAGGGCAGATGGCGCGTGAAGGCGGCATCCTATACCACACCGACCCTTGTGTTTGATGAGGATGATTTGCGGTCAGGGGTGACTATCCAGACCCGGCACTCCCGGCGTGATAATTTCAATATTGTCCGGGGAACTTTCCGGGGTGCTGAGAGCAACTGGCAGACATCTGATTTCCCAGAGGTCAAGTCCACCACCTTTATCTCTGTGGACGGGGGCGATGAAAGCGCAATCGATCTTGATTTGGGTTTTACCTCATCAGCAGCCACCGCACAAAGAATAGCTAAAATAGCTCTTTTCAGGAACCGGGAGCAACTTACTGTTTCAGCGGCATTTGGAATGCGCGGCTTTCAGGTGCAAGTGGGCGACATCATCAAGTTCACAAATACGCGGGCCGGGTTCAGTGAAAAGCCCTTTGAGGTCATCAACTGGACTTTTGTTCCGACCAATGAGGGCAGTTTAGAGACCCGGATGACCTTGCGGGAAATCAGCAGCGCGGTCTTTGATTGGGATGCAGAAGAAACCGCTTTTGAGCAGAATAATACCACACTGGCCGATCCTTTTGATGTCCCGCCTATCGGCCTCGCAATCACATCGGAGGCGCGGGTTATCAATGAGCATTTGACTAATGTCATTCTGGCCACTGTGACCAGCGATGCCCCGGAGCGAATTGACCAGATTGAGGTTCAATTCAAGAAATCATCTGGGACAGATTACGCCTCTGCTGGCTTTGGTGATTTGGGCGTGTTTGAAATTTTGGATGTCGAGGATGCTGATTACGATATCCGGGCAAGGGCAATCAATACTTTCGGGATTAAAGGCGATTTCCTGACCCGCAGCAATGTGACTGTGGCTGGGCTGGCTGACCCGCCTGAAGATGTGACCGATTTCAGCTTCAATGTGACCTCTGCCGGGATACATCTTGAGTGGACAGCGGTGGGCGATCTTGACTTGTCTTTTTACCGCATCCGACACGCTGCGGCAGAGACCGGGGTGACTTTTGCGAATGCGACCACTGCGGTGAATAAGGTTGCCCGGCCCGGCAACAGCGTGACAGTGCCGCCCCGTTCTGGCACTTATCTAATAAAGGCGTATGACAAATCTGGCAACCAATCGGTCAATGCGACCAGTGTGGTTGTTAGGGCTGAGGATTTGGATGTGTTTGCGAATGAACAGACGCAAGCAGAGCATTCGACTTTTTCTGGCACAAAAACCGGCTGTAGTGTATCATCGGGCAGATTGCGGATCACTGACCCGTCCACTGCGCCTAGCAGCGCGACTTATGATTTCAGCAATTACATTGACACCGGGTCGGTCAGGGTTGCGCGAGTTTTTATGAATATCGACAGTCTGCGCCTAAATGATGCTGCGACTGTGACATTCGACACGCTGACCGGCAACTTTGACAGCCTTGCCGGTAATTTTGACGACCTGTCGGGCGGTTCGAGCTTTGCTGACACGGATGTGATCCAGTTCGTATCGACTACAGATGATGACCCGGCGGGGTCGCCTAGCTGGTCGTCTTACAAGCGATTTAAGTCAGGGGACTTTTCTGGCAGGGCATTTAGGTTTAGAATAGAACTGCAAAGCACTGGCGCGGATATTACGCCCGGCATTGACGAATTGACCGCCGTAGTGAGGTATAACTGATGGCCACTCATGATTATGTTATTGACGACCAGACCACCCCGGCTTTCAGGTCAGACCTGAATAACGCGCTGGCTGCTATTGCCACAAACAACAGCAGCACATCGGCCCCTGCGACCACCTATGCGGGCCTCTGGTGGCTGGACACCACAAACAACTATCTCAAAATACGCGACAAGAATGATGCGAACTGGATCATTGTGGGCGAGTTCGATGTCACAAACAGCCGCTTTAAGCTGATATCTGACAGCCTGAAGGCCGCATCAGCTGGCGGGATTGATGTTCTGAACAGCAGCGGCACTAAGATTATTGATTTGCAAGTGACCTCACAGGCGACCGCTGAAGCCGGGACAAATAACACCGAATTGATGACCCCGCTGCGAACTGCTCAAGCGATTACTGAGCAAGCGAAGGGTCTGATTGATTACGCTCTATATACCTCATCCAGCACCTTTGCGGTTCCAGCCGGAACAAAGAAGCTGATCATCCGCGCATCAGGTGGCGGCGGTGGTGGGGCTTGCGTTATTCCCGGCAGCTTTTCAAATCAGAACGGCTCTGATGGCGGAGATACGACTGTCACACAAGTCACTCTGGGGATTAGCATCACCGCAAAGGGCGGAAACAAAGGTCTGGCCGGTGAGAATGTAGGCGCGTCTGGAGGCTTCAAGACCGGCAGCACTGGCGGGACTGTGCTGGATGGTGGCGGATCAAACGGCGGTCAGCCGGGCGGTCACTCAGGCGCGGTTGGTTCTGGACATTCTGGCGGCTCTGGCAGTCTGGTGGTTGCTGAACTAGATGACCCCACCACAGAGACAATTTCATTCACTGTCGGGGCTGGTGGCGCACCGGGTAATGCAAGCTATTCAACCGCCGGAACGGGTGGCTTTGTTGAGTTTTTGGTTTTTGGATAGGGGCTGAGAGATGGCTGATAAAAAGATTTCAGAGCTTGATGCGATTACTGGTGCGGCTACCGCAGCGGATGATTTTTTCATTGTTGTCGATACCAGCGGGTCAGCCACAAAGAAAATAAGCCGGGCAGAACTCAATAACGCTATTGAGCAGGATGTTCTCGCACAGGTGGACATCACCAGTGCAAACATTGATGGCGGCACAATCGACAATACTCCTATTGGGGCAACCACCCCGTCAACCGGGGATTTCACCACTGTTGATACCACCGGGGATGTGACTGTTGGCGGCAACCTGACAGTTAATGGAACGACCACCACTGTCAACAGCACCACTCTGGATGTGGACGATATCAATATCACTGTTGCGTCTGGGGCGGCTGATGCGGCAGCGGCAGACGGGGCTGGTCTGACTGTGGATGGTGCGAGTGCCACATTCAATTATGCATCAACAGGCGACAAGTGGACTATGAACAAGCCGCTAGATGTCACTGGCACTGTAACTGCGACATCCTTTTCTGGCGATGGCTCATCTTTGACTGGCATTTCAACCGACCTTGTTGGCGACACCACCCCGCAGCTGGGCGGCGACCTTGACACCAATGGCAATGACATCACATTCGGCGACAACGACAAGGCTATCTTTGGTGCTAGTTCTGACTTGCAGATTTATCACGATGGTAGCAATAGTATCCTGAAAGAAAACGGTGCTGGTGGCGTTCTCATAAACAACCCCAGCGACTTAACGCTGTTCAATGCAAATGTTGCTGGCGGGGTAGTAAAGCTGTTTCATGTTGGCAGCGGCGTTTCATCGGAAAAACTCGCCACCACAGCCACAGGCATTGATGTCACAGGCACAGTGACGGCTGATGGGCTGACTGTTGACTCCGGTGTAGCACGATTAACTACGTCTTACCTTGCGTTTTCTGGACAAGTATCTACACCATCTGAAGGTGCGGCAATATATAGACCAGTTGCAGACAGTGTTGCGGTATCTACCAATAACAATCAACGGTTATTAATTGCGTCCAACGGCGACATCTCCTTCTACGACAGCACAGGCGTGACGCAAGGTCTGTTCTGGGATGCCTCAACGCAGCGATTAGGGCTGGGAACGACTTCGCCCGGCAATCTGCTTGAAATTTCTGGTTCATCACCAATCTTAGAAATCAATTCAACTGCTGGCGTTCCAGAATTGCAGTTTAGCGATGGTGGCGTAGATGAGTTCAGCATCCAGTATGACACTGGAACCAACGCATTGCGGTTTGTTGAGGGCGGTGTTGGCGCACATATGGTCATTAAAGATGGCGGCAATGTGGGCATTGGGACGAGTTCGCCTAGCACAATCATTCACGCTGTTGCCGCTGGCGGCGCAATTCGTATGCAGAACTCTAGCGGCACTGCAAAATACATTCAAATGCGTAGTGACTCTACGAACAGTCACATAGAACATATTGGTGGGCCAGCAGACGCATTGCGAATAAACAATCAGGCAAGCGGTCAAATTGAGTTTTTAACAGCCAACACAGAACGCATGCGCATAGACAGCAGCGGCAATGTCGGCATTGGCACATCCAGCCCTCAAAACGAATTGGATGTTCGCGGCACTGTTGAGATTGGTAACGGCTCAACTCAGCGTATGTATTTGCAAGGCACTGGAGATGATTTTAGGTTCTACGACAGAGCAAATTTGTCAGAACGCCTCCGCATCACATCGGCTGGACGGGTCGGAATCGGGGTTAGCAGCCCCGACCAGCAATTACATATTAGCGGCACCTTTCTGCTTAACAACAATCAAGAAATTAGATTTAAGGACAGCGGCGGCAGTCAGAGAACAGCTATTGCAATGTCGTCAAATGACTTGAACATCGGCACTTCTGCGGGTGGAAACCTAAAGTTTTACAATGGCTCGTCTTACACAGAACGCCTCCGCATAGACAGCAGCGGCAATGTTCTAACTGCCAAAACAAGCAGCGCAACAAATACTGTTGGTCATGAAATTCGAGCAAATGGTGTAGCTTACCACACAAGAGACGCGGGCTTGTGCCTTTTGGTAAATAGAAAAACCAGCGATGGTGCTATTATACAGGTTCGCAAAGACGATGGAGTTGTCGGCTCTATTGGCACAAACGGCGGGCGAGTATTTGTAAGCGGCCCAGCAGCTGGCGGCATCAAGTTTGACCAATACGGCCCAACCAATGGCGCACCGTTGCCCTGCACATCTACTGGTGCAAAGGCTGACAACTTGCACGACTTTGGTGTAAGTGATGCCCGCTGGGATGACATATACGCCACCAACGGCACAATCCAAACATCTGACCAGAATGAGAAGCAGCAGATTGCCAGCCTGACAGATGCGGAGATTACGGCTGCAAAGGCAATCAGCCAGCTGTTCAAAACCTTCAAATGGAACGACAAGGTTGCGGCAAAAGGTGATGCAGCCCGGCGGCATACGGGTGTTGTTGCACAGGATGTTGAGGCCGCTATGACTGCCGCTGGACTGGATGCTGGTGATTATGCTTTCTTCATTAGCGCAAGCTGGTGGGAAGCAGATGGCGAGACCTACTATAACGCTGATGATGCACCAGAAGGCGCAACAGAGCATAACCGTAAGGGCATCCGCTACCCAGAACTGCTGTCATTTGTAGGGGCAGCAACAGAGCAACGGCTGGCAAATATTGAGACACGCCTGACCGCATTAGAAGCCAACTAAAGGAGCAAACCAATGGCTATTCAATGGACTTTCCCACAACTTGATGCAGCCCCGGCAGAGGGCGATTTGATTGATGTATGCAAGACTATCCACTGGCGTGCGGTTTTGCAGCATGAGACCGAAACCACTGAAGAAGGCGCACCGCTTTCAGTAACAGCCTACGGAACAGCATCAGCTGGTGAAGCTGACCCGGACAATTTTGTAGCTTTTGATGATTTGACGCAGGACTGGTGCAAAGAGATTGTTCTAGCGCATCTGGACAAGACTGAGGCAGAGCTTGAGGCTATGCTTTCAGAGCAGCTGCAAAACATGATCACTCCCCCTATTGTTGGCAAAGTTCCCGCAAATTGGAGCTAGTTATGAGCAGACCCAGTGTGCAGGATGTAAAGGGCCAGATAGACACACATGAGGCTGTGTGCGCTGAGAGATGGCGTGAGACTATCACCCGTATCAAGCGGCTTGAGATGGCAGTGTTTGGGACGCTGACAGGCGTTCTGGCAATCTTAGCAGAGGCGTTTATGAATGGATGACACACGCTTTCCTACTGCTTTTATATTTGGGGGTCGGTGATTATCGGCAGCTGATATCGGAAACAATGTATTTCCGCAGCGTCACTGAGTGCAATTTCTTTGCATCAGAGCTATCAAAGAGGTTCGGCAATTATAGATACTATAGTTTTGTAGATGACCGGGACAAGGTGACTGCTTACTGCGTTCCCCGGCTGGTGGATGAGAGCAGTGTGGAGATTTACTGATGCCCGATCCAATTACTGCAATGGCCACCGCTTCAGCCGCCTTTTCAGCACTTAAAAAAGGGTTCCAGATAGGCCGGGACATCGAGAGTATGGTCAGTGACCTGTCCCGCTGGATGGGTGCGCTATCTGACATAGAGCAAGCCGAAAAAGAGGCAAAAAATCCCCCGATATTTAAGAAGCTGTTTAAGGGCAAATCTGTAGAGCAGGAAGCTCTTGAGATTGTGATGAACAAGCGTAAGATGCAAGAGCAGCGGGATCAGCTGCGGCAGCTTATTCAATACACCTGCAAGGCCGGGACGTGGGAACAACTGCTGAAGCAGGAAGCCGCAATCAGGAAGCAGAGGCAGGAAACCATCTATCGGCAGCGGGAGAGGCGCAAGAGATTTGTGGCGATTATTATAACAACTATTCTAATGATATTGGGTCTATTTGTAATTGTGGGCATAGGTGCTATAATCTATCTGGGGATGACCAATAAGATTTAGCGATGTGATTACAAACACCACATTTGGGCTAATCGGAGAGCATATCGCTGCGAGTGTGATTTTATCGCTGGGCTGGCGATGCGCTATGTCGCAGCAGGACAAGATTGACTTAATCAGCTGGCATGATGATGATCCTAATTTATTCTTGCGGATTCAGGTGAAATCATCCAGATTGAAATACAGAAAGGGCCGGTCTGAGGGCTATCACTTCAATCTAGGCACTGGCCTGAAGAAACAACTACCGGGAAAAGACGATTATGACATTCTTGCTCTGGTGGCCACCACAGACCGAAAGGCCGCGTTCTTCCCGATTTTGCAACTGCGGCAGAGTTCAAAAAGACTGCCGCGAGCGTTCTTTGCTAAGACGCATCTTGAGGAAGATAGCTGGCAAAGGGCGGTTGAAATCATGCGCGAGGTGAGATCATGATAAATTGGAAAGATTATAAAAACTTTAATGAAGATGAGTTTAAATGCAGCGAGACCGGCGAGTGCAAAATGCACCCGGACTTTCTTGAAAAGCTGCAACAGATGAGAACGCTGGTCGGACATCCGTTCACAATCACCAGCGGCTTTCGCTCTGAAAAACACTCTGTCGAGGTCAAAAAAGAGAAGCCGGGCATTCACACAATGGGCCGGGCGGCTGACATAGCCTGTGATGGTCGGTTTGCTTTTCAGATCATTAAAGCGGCCACTCTGGTCGGCATGACCGGCATCGGAGTATCCCAGCGCGGATCAGCCCGGTTCGTTCATGTTGACGACTATGAGGGCGGTCCCCGGCCTAATGTCTGGAGCTATTAATGGCTAAACAAATCAGGTCAGATTTTATCGCAAAGAAGCGGATCAGGCGACCGGGGCGGCATAAGAAGAAGCTGAACCGGCGCAGCAAGCCGAAGAACTATTTTGGATAGGTGATATCATGTTGCAAGCACTTTTGCCCCTGTTACAGCCCGCAATAGAAAAAACGCTAGACCTTATTCCCGACCCAAAGGCTAAGGAAAAGGCCCGGCAGGAAATGGCTAAAGAGATTGAGAAAGCTGAGGGCAGCTTCCGCGACTTTGTGGTTGCCTATGAGGGCCGGGGCGATCAAGTGCATCCGGTGATCCAAATCCTGCGCGGCTCTGTGCGTCCTATCCTGACCTATCTGCTGGCCGGGGCGTTCATTTACGGCTTTCTCACCCGCGATTTCGACCCGGATACGATGGAAATGCTCTGGCAGCTGAACCTGCTGTCTCTGGGCTTCTGGTATGGTGAACGCGCCTTGAAAAATCTGGGTGCTAATTTCGGCAAGAAATAGCCTACTGGGTGCGCCAAATCCGCCAGCCACCATCAACCTTATGTGAGCGATACTTGATGCTGTAGTGGCGCAGCGCATAGCGGGTCAGGTGATAGTTTTTTTCATCCTCGATGAGAACGCTATCGCCGATTTCAAAATCGCTGACCCAGCCGTATTTGCCTGAAGGCGGGCGGCCTCTGGTTTCAGAGGGCAGAGGGATGTTTTTTTCGATTTTCATTGATTATACCTAATCTCTCTTGATAGCAGCTGTCATGCAGGATTTCACCGGCCCCGTCTGCGACCCAGTTATTTTGTGAACTATACACATCCTTTTCACACCAAACGCATACATACCTGAAAACTCTAGGTTTCTTTTGTGAACTCTTTTTCTTTTTTAGACGCGTGTGCAGCATTCGCCAGCCTCAATAAATCAACCGCAAGATAACTTGCATCTCCGGGGGTCAGTTTGATGAAATAGTGCCGGTCATTGACAGCGATGGATATACCACCGCCGTCAACCTTCAAGCCTATCTGATCGGCATCAGAATGGAATTTCATCATCTAAACCACCACTATCAAGCGGCTGCTGGGCCTGTTGCGCGGTTTGTTGCACATCTGGCTTCACATAAGGATCGGACACTTTTATCTGCCACATTTCCTTGTTGTTTTTGGAAAACTTGTGCCAGATAGCTATTTCTTTTTCGATGCCCTCGACATTGATTTTGCCTTTATAATCAGGCTGAGTGTCCTTTTCTTTGTAGGTATTTATAAAAAAGACACCTGTGTTTGTGTTGTCATACTCAGACATTGAGTTCTGCCTTCCGTTGCTTGAGTTTTGCTAATTGACTGTCATTCGGTTCGATGCCTTTTGTCTTAAACAAGCGCATATAAACCGCATTGACCTCTTTGACAGCATTGCAGCTTGCGAGTGCGGCTGCCAGCTGTTCATCTGTTGGGGCGACCCCGCCCGGCGAGGTGGAGGAGACAGAGCCGGGCGAGGTCTTAGCGGCAGCAAGCCGTGAGGGAGAGTTCCCGGCTGCGCCACTATTCGATGCCTTATTGCCATCATCATCGTCTGCATTGAGGCCAAACATTGTCATCAGGCTGGCCCGGCGATAATAGGTGAGGCAGGACATGAATGCTTGAGGCGTGTCCTTTTCTGGCTTGATCACAATCTGGCTAAGTGCTTTATTGCCTGTCTCTAAATGGATAACCTCAGTGACCAGCAAATCATCTGCAAAAAACTGGCTGAAAGTCAGGCCGTAATCTGGCAAATTATGCAGCGCAGTCAGGACATCGCCCAGAGTGGTATATTCGGACTTAAACATAGGGTTTTTGCCCGATTTGCTGACAGTGGCATCCTGCCTAAATTTTGCCAGTGCCTGATATAATTTCATTGTTTCCACAGTTCTCTAGCCTCCTTGATAAATTCTGGTTCCATTTTCCACTGATACATATGCCGCCAGTCTGGGTCTATAATCCGGGCAAGCACTTTCGGGTCGCTTGATACTTTGACAAGGTTCTGCCGGATCAAAGCCCGCTGCCGGGCATCCTCTAGCGCGTCTGCGAGACTGTCAGCCTTAAGTTCATCGCAGTTAAAGGGCGTATAAAGCACCGCCTCATGCTCCGCGATATACATCACTGAAGGGGTCACTTGCAGCGCGTGTTGATAAATCGCACACTGAATGAGGTGATTGTATTCCACTGTTTTCGGCAAGCTGGCTTTTGCCCAGCCCTGCTCACCAGATTTGAGCAGCTTTGTTTTGCGCGGCCCTTTGGTTTTCATCTCGACAAACATTGTCCCCGGCACTAGCAAATCGACAAAGCCGATGACCGGGATGTTCACATCTGTCAGCCGGGTGTTTATCTTTTCTTCTGAAACTGACCCGGCGAAACCGGCTTCCAGCAGCAAATCAACCGCATTGCGAACCATCGGGTCGATACATTCGCGCAACTTGTCGCGCAGAACCTGATCCTCATTCGCGTCATGAAAATCGTAATCTAGCTGGGCCTGAGTGATTTCCCCTTCAATATCTGCGCCTTTGCAGACGATGTTTTGCGCCGCGTTATGCACCGCTGTCCCTAATGCTGCGCGTTCACCGACCACAATGTCCCGGCGGCGTTCTTTGAGGTATAGATACTTGAAATTATACATCGCCGGGGTGATGGTAAGGCTGGACGGCGACAGGTGTGTCTGTCCTGCCGCCGACCACTCTGGAGAAATTTCAAGGTTCTTGCTCATGCCCCACCTTAATCACCAGTATAAGCACAGGTCAATATACTTTTTACATTTTTTCTTGACAAAATTACGCACAGCATCATAGCGTCATAGCAAAGGAGCTTTTCAGATGCCGAACCGACAAAAAGAAAAAGGCTCAAGATTTGAGCGTGAACTGGTTGACAAAGCTAAGGCTCACGGGCTTGAAGCATACCGCGTCCCGCTATCCGGGGCCGGGTCAATCAAGAACGATGTGCATATAAAAATCGGCAGGACGCTCTGGGAAATCGAGGCAAAAAAGCGGGCTGATGGTTTCAAGTTCCTTTACCAGCACATCGCTGATGCGGATGTTCTGGTGGTCGGGGCCGACAGGCAGAAGCCGCTGGCGGTCATTGATTATGAGGACTTTCTTGATCTATTGGCGGGGAGGCTTTGATGTGGGAATTTACGATTATCATGTGCATCGCTCACAGCGTAACGGGTGAGCCAGTAAATCGATGCTTTGGATTTCGGAGCCACCCGGTCTATGAAACCTACAATCAGTGCATTCTGGACGCTAATGGACAGATGGAAATGTTGGTCGAGTTCCACTATAATGCTTCCGATCCGGGTGCGCCTGTCGTATCCGCTGTGTGCATTCCTAAGAGGTCTACATGAGTCGCAAGCTATACGAAACGCAAGCCGACCGCGATAATGAGCGTGAAATCATCGACCAGATTTGTGCAGCCAGAGGATGCGAGGCATACAAGCTGCCCTTTAAGTATCGGATGGATTTTGCGATGGTGAAGAACGGCAAAGTCACTGCTCTGGTCGAGGTCAAAAACAGAAATTGCACCAGCTTCAAATATCCGAATTTCATGATTTCTCTTGATAAAATAATTAACGCAAATCAGATGACTATGATAACCTATTTGCCCTGCTGGCTGGCGGTGCGCTGGACTGATTGCATCGGTCTGGTGGATTTTGAGCGTTGGCGGGACATTTCTCTGGGCGGTCGGTTTGACCGGGGCGACCCAGATGACTTCCAGCTGCAAGGTTACTTTAACATAAAGGACTTTGTAAAAATCTAATCTAAAAAAGGGAGAGTGTAATGAAACCACCTAGAAATGACGCACTTGAAAAGGGCCGGGTGATGGGCATCAATCAGGTCGAATATTTGCGGCAACAATGGGATGCTGCGCTGCCTGACGATGCTTTTGGCGATGAGGCTGCTGGGGCTGACTTTGATAAGTTTGGCCGCATAAACCGGGAAGCGACCCAGATTGTTACCGGCCTAGACTACGGCGGGTGGCCTGACAGCAGTGAGTGATTTGGTTTTTCGGTATTGCGTCAAGGGTGCTGAACCGCCTGAAGGTTGGCAATACCGAGACTTTGGCGGGCATCACGGAGAAAGCCGGGGCGAAGAAGGGCCGGGCTTTGGATACTTTTTCAGAGAGGTAAAAATGGACAGAAACGATTTGCTTGATGAAGCAAAAAAAGTCACCACTATGCGTCAGCAAAACTACGGGAAGCCGGAGCAGAATTTACAGAACATCGCTGATATGTGGTCGGCGATATTGGGGCAGAAAATCACCCCGCTGACTGTTTCGCGCATGATGATAGCGGTGAAGATTGCCCGGATGACCGGCAAAGAAGATCACTGGGACAGCTGGGTGGATGTGGCTGGTTATGCCGCGATTGCAGCTGAATTGATGGGGGGCAAGGATGATTAAGTGCTGGGACTGTGATGGTGAGGGCTATATCTTTGTCATTGGCATCTGGGGCGATGAGGTTAGAGAGGAATGTATGACCTGTGACACGACTGGTCAGCTGCCCGACAATTACTGGGATTTGCGGATGGGCCTGACCCGGCAAAAGCTGGATGCAGAATATCAGACTTTTTTGGATGAGGCCGATGAGCATTAAGCGCATTTCAGCGGTATTTGATATGCAGATTGATGACCCGGTGGCTAAGTTCATTCTGGTCATTCTGGCAGATCACTACAACGAAAGCACAGGCGAGTGCTGGCCCAGCATCGACAGGATTGCGACCATTTCTGGTTGCAGCAAGAGGACTGTGATCCGCAAGCTCAAATGGCTGGAAACCACAGGCCGGATTACGCGGCAAAAGCGTTACAAACGATCCGATTTGTATAACATTCTCTGGGGTGACAATCTGTCAGGTCAGACTTTCTGCGGTGACAATCTGTCACTTTCTGGGGTGACAGGTTGGCACACAAACCATTATATAGAACCGTTACCTATAAATAATAGGGAGCCAGTTAAGAAAAAGGCCAAAAGTGTTAAACGGCAAAAGCTGGCTGATTGGGAACCAGATGATGATTGCAAGCAGTATGCACAGGATTTGGGCCTAGATTGGCAGGAAGTCTGGACTAATATTCAGCTGTGGGATGCTCAGAACGGGCATAAAGCCGCTTACAGTTCCCTCAAAGCATTCTGGCAGCGGTGGTGCAGGACTGATGCTAAGACCGCCCAGCGGCCCGGAAATGCGCCTTCACAGCAGAAAAGGCAGCGGGGGTTGTCTGACCGGCAAAAGGAATACGCGCACAGGGTGGCGACCCAGATGTGGGAGCGATACAAGTCGCAGGGCTTTCTTTTCGACATGATCCACAAAGATGTTTTAGCTTTCATGCAGACCGACCAGACAGATGCGGACTGGCTGGGGCTGGGCAATGGGCTAGATAATCCGCGAGAATTGGGGCTAATGCGATGACGATTGAGATCGGTAACGGCTATATGAGGGAATTGCTTGAGCAGGATCGCTGCCCAGCTTGTAGGACTTATCTGCAAAAATCAGAGAAAGGCTGGACTTGCCCGACTTGCTCTCTAGTGGTTGTGGAAAAAAAAGATGAAAAAAGTGTTGACAATACTATTGAGGTGTCGTATTAAGGTATTGTGGAAACAAATCATCGAGGGAGAGAACGATGCTTAAAATTAAACGCACCAATCTTGACAGTGAATATGAGGTGGTCGGCCACAACTGGGACGGTTACGGCGATGGAAAAATTAGCCCAATATACATCTACAAAAGCTGCGATGACGGGGCGTGGACAGATAACTATATCGGTGGAAGTCATCAGACCCTGCGCGAATGTAAGGCTGATGTTTTTGAATTGCTGAACACTAATGGGTTGGTGGCCTAACGGCCCCGCCCCAATCAAGGGAGAGTAAGATGTATCGTTGTAAATTTTCTTCAATCAAGGGCGGCGCAAGATTTGAGTTCGCCGGTCAGCTTTATCAAAAAATGCAAGACAATGCTAATTGTCTGGGTCATTACAATGCTATCCTGCTGGAAAAAACCAGCTGGGGAAGTTTTGTAGATGGTGGGGGCTTTTTTTTCGGGCAAGACACAACTGTTGAGAGGAGGGTGAGATGAAAAAAATGAGTGTTATTTCTCATGAAAAGGGCAACTGGATCATTGAACAGAAGTTCCTTGCTGAAATGATGTCAGCCGATGATGCTGTTCGTAAGGGCTTCATTCATGTCGCAAAGTTCGGCGAAGGCACTGGCCAAATACCTCTTGAGGATGACTATCGTAAAATTTGGCGCAAATTCGATGAGGTTGTTCTGATGCTCGATGATTATATTGGAGACCTTGAGATGCTTAATAACACTGGCTCAATTAGAGACCTGATGGAAGTTCTTGAAGAACGCAAAGAAAAGGGAGAGTAAGATGACTGATATTTTTGATCCAGAACTGGGTGAACTTTTTGCAAAGCAAATCCGCGACAAATACCGAAACTCAGATTTTGATGTGGATGTTTGTGAGGCAGATGATTGCCCAGAAGATGATGATCTGATTTCGACCGGCATCACCTTTTTGCTGCAACAAGACCCGAAGCGGAGGGGTCAGCTTCTTGAGATCAGAGGCTATGACACCAGCGGCAAGCCTTTCTCCTGCAAGTTCAGGATGCGTAAGATGCAGCCGGTGGCGATGAGAGCAGTTTCAGCATACGGGTATGTCAATCGTCTGGAATGCAAGCAAGTGCCGCTTGAGGGTGAGTTTCTTGACCGCAATTTTCTTAAGAAGGGCGTGAGCAGTTTTGTAAGAAAGGGCAAGTCAGATGCAAGCGGTGTTTGAGTTCATCATGTATGTTTGCATCGCCCTGTTTGTGATGGGCTGGTTCAACATATTCGGGCCGGAATATACCTTCTGGCATCTGATTGCTAAGTTCGGGGGTGCGCTGTGAGGTATCTGATTATAGCATTTATGCTATCTGCTTGCAGCTATCAGCCGGTTGTTGATCTGCGGGCATCCGGGGGGAAGGCTGAATATTATCAGCGCGACCTCAATGAATGCCGACAGATCATAAAGGATAGCCGGGGGTGGTTTGTGATCCCCGGCGAACCTGTCGACCGGACGATGGTCAACAAGTGTTTAACAGGTCGGGGCCACAGCGTTCTCTCTCATTCCTGACAATCAGGATTGACCCCGGCAGAAACCGCATCTATGCTCAGGCTATGGATGCGGTTTCTTTTTTCGATGATTATGTGGTCTGCCACTCTTGCAATGCCGACACAATGGGCATTGTCTATGAGCATTCCTGCAAGATAAACTGCGACAACTGTGATGCAGTTCTGTTCGATGCGTCCGGGCTGGGCAATGGCACAGTGGTGATCCTAGAGCTTGATGATGAGGTAATGCAGTAATGCAGATAAGCGTTCAAAGCAATTTGTCTCAAGTGACCAGAGCTTTAGATGGTCTGGGCAAGCAGCTTATCCCAAAGGCGACCCGTAATGCTCTGAACGATACCGCATTTGATGTGCGTAAAGATACGATTGAGCGTGTCTGGCCCAGCAGTGTCACTGTTCGCAATCCTGCCTTCCTGAAGGCGATGCTTATGCCTATCAGGGGACAGAACCGGGCGACCACTCAAAGGCTGGTATCAACTGTGCAGAACTATCCTACTGGCCCGCGTAATAGAGAATATCTGCAAAGGCTGGCGACTGGCGGCGTTAAGACACCGCGTGGTCAGAACATTGCTATCCCCGGCAGGGATATGCCACTGCGATCTAGGGGCGGCGTTACGGCTGCGAGAAGGCCGCGCAACATCCTGAACAGGCCAAAGGTGTTTAAGACTAAGCTGAAGTCAGGACAGGACGCTATTGTCCGGCGGGTAGGCAAGTCACGCTATCCGCTGCAAATGCTTTATATCCTTGAACCTGATGGCAGGATCAGAAAGCAGTTCGACTTTTATGATGAGGCGAACCAGACCGCCCGCAGAGCGTTCAATAAGCACTTCAACCGCGAGTTCAAGCGGGCAAAGCTTAAGGCTGCCGCATGATAGGTTCTTTCTGGCTTGCTGTTATACGGGTAACGCGCGAC